TGTCATATTGACCTGGCTTCTTCATCTCACGGGGCTTCTTCTTCTCATCTTTCTCGTCCTTATCGGACTCTAATTCTTTCTCATTCCAACGCATGATTCCCTCCAGGGTCTATCTATCAATCTATGGGGTATGGGGGTGGTGGCTATTATCCCTTGTGCGCCACCTACACGTGAGGACGTAGGGAAATTACGGGTTATTGTTTAAATTAGGTACACCAGGAAACTTATTGCAGAGAAGTTTTATAACCTTTACCTCCTCTGGACCATCATAATCCTCATCACAAATGATCCACTCTGTAGGTTCCCAGCGGTTGTATCGGATGCAGATCTGCATGGTGCATTCTCTTTCCATTAGTTAAAGTCTCCTCCGTGATCAGCTACGAACTGATCCCAGTCTGCCTGCGTAGGCATATTACGACGATCAAGGAAATATCCATCTCCTTCTGCCAGGTTAGCTACGATAGTATCTAACTGTTCCCATGTATTATAGATGAGAGTGAGTCCTGTAGCAAGATCTAACTCAGGAGAAACGATAGTAGCTGATACACGTCCGTCTGGATGTAGCGTATCTAGTGTCACTACTGGGGCTACTATTAGACATTCTTCTTTAACAACAGGAACGATTTTAGATGCTACGGCCACAGTGTTATAATTAGGTCTAAGAGAAATAGTAGTTGCTGATTTGAAACCAGCAGCTGCCATAGCTCCGAAACTAATTTCATTAGAACGATATCGAGTGCCTCCATAGATTGGATCAATGTAAGGGTAATTCGACGGGCCCATGTTATATGTTATATATCCATCTATTCCAGCATATGGGAATGCACCATATAAAGTTGAACCTGAAAATGTTACATCTTCGAAATCATAATATCTATCAGGATCGAAAGCATGCATGGCTCTAGCAGTACTCTCTATATCGAAATCATGAGGAACATATAGATTCATAGCACTTCCTACTAATGGATCATACCAGAATACACTAACGAAAGGTGCATTTATTACGCAAGTAAAGGAACGTCTGATAGGACTTATTTCAACATCATCGTTAATACGGAAATTTACCTCAATTGAGGAAGTCAGACCTGCGTTATCTGTTACGATATTATCTGTTAATAAAACACCATTTTCAGAAAATTCACATTCGATACCGAATATAGTGACAGTACTTGATGGCCATTGACCTCCAGCAAACTGCGTGGTTATCTCTTGTCCTGGCTCTAAGACGATATCAAAAGGAATAAAGTCTATCTTATCGTTTAAAGGTTTTCCTGGTTCAAATTTATATAACATCCATCTCTCCTAAATCCATAAGGTATTATCAGGTTTCCAGTCTCCTATCTTCTCTTTCCAGGAGACGTTCTTGGTATTCAAGCGGTCCCAGTGGGTCCGTAGTACTTCTGCACAAATAGACAAAGCTATTACTGTATCATCGTAGCAGCCTGGTGCAGCTTCAGTTTTTCCTGTATCCGTAGCAATGTAATCCTTTAATTCCTGGATTACATGCGGATCCGGTATCATGATGTCCTCATTTTCAATAAGGTTCTTTAAGTTCCCGATAATAGCGGGCTTAGTAGCTGAGGTAGTCCTGAACCCTAGACGTTCCCCTTCTTCGTTTAAAACGTTAGCTATCTTAGTCTGCCTGTAAAGATTGACATAACCCATCTGCTCTAACTTCTGTAGGGTAGCAATACCCATACTGTTACTTTCTACTGCTAGGAATGCGTTGTTGTAGTAGCGTCCCAGGTAGAAGAGTAGTTCTCCCCACTGGGAAGGGTCTATCCGGTTGTTGCGGTAAACCGCCTGCACCTGGTGCTTATTGTTCATGACAACAGCTGCTGAGTAGTCTTGTCCTACGCCTAGAGCTACGTCAGCACCAATAACATATGGTTCTTCCCATGCGGGGTATCCAAATATGTTAAGGTTTCCTTCTCTGTTCTCATCGAACATCTTACTTGAGGGACACCACTCACTGCGTCTTATTACAGGACGAGGAATAAGGGCATCTAACTTCTCGACATTAAAGACATTAGAACCTGAGACGATGAACGCTTCATCCGCCGTAGCAGGGTATTCCTGCTGGAACTTAAGCTTCCCACCTTCCGCGATCTTAAGCCTACGCCAGTAGAGCTGATCTCTGTCGAGGTCATAGCTTTCAACAAGTCGTTCCTCTTCCGCTGTAAGCTCCATTCCTTCAGGTGCAGTACGGCGATATTCTGGCGTGATATACCAAGGGAGGAATATAGGGAGGTACTCGTTATCCCCTGCAACTGCTCCCTTCCATAGACGGTAAAACTCTCCTTGGGCCCCGTTAGCTGTCGACTCAAGTATAACTTCCGTACCATCAGCCTGCGATATGCCCTGAAAGAGACCCGCAAGAATCTTCGCATCATGTTGCCAGAAAGCGACCTCCGAGAGATGAGCGATTGTAGGGGTAGTCCCGCGTCCAGCTTCCGGAGAACCAGCGGTATACAAGCGATAGGACGCCGTTGCATCTCTATCAGGCATAGCTGGGCTGTTAATGATAATCTCCTTAGCATTAGACCGAATCTCCTCCGGGGAGAGTTCTCCCTGCATATTCTTAATTAGGTTTTTGCTCATAGCGAATAGAGCGTCTGAGGTAGCACTATCATGCGCCATTACGACTGAGCGGGCATATGGGGTAAAGTAGGATTTCCAGAATACGCGTCCGGCGCAGTATGTACTAATTCCCTGCTGCCGGGCTTTCAAGATGATAGCCCTAACCTTTCCGGTCTCTTTTAACTGTTGATTTAACTTCTCAGTAATGATCTGCTGACACTTATTCAAATTGAAGGGGACGAACCCCTGGTTTGCATCCTTTGTAATAATCTTAACTTGCTCTTGCGCAAAGAGTGAGAAGTCTTCCCCGTAGGAGGCTAGTTTGTTCCTCTTCTCTTTCTCCTTGAGTAGCAATTCTATCTCTTGTCTTTCCATTTTGTCCTCGAGAGCTATAATATCCCTATAAGGAGAGTATACAATGTGGACCTATGTGGAGGCTATGGGGAATGGGGGTGGTAGTAGCTGGCAGGTGCCCTGGGGAAATCCTTTAAGTAAGGTTATTATATGAGTACCCACCAGTATTCAGCGGCCCCCTTGATGTCCTATGTGGCTCCCTGGTGGATCCTGGTGTGGATGTTGGGCCTTTGGAGAGCCTTGGAGGACCTGGGGCGATGGTCCTTGCAGGTCTGTATGTGAGCATGATAATGTATACTCTCCTTATAGGGATACCCAAGTTGGGGGATATCTATACCTATCTATAAGGATGATCTATTCCCATGAGTACCAATGTATGTCCTATGTATGAGCTATGAGTCTACCTATGCAGGCCGCCCTTGCGGGCGTCCTCTATATGAATACTAATGTAATAGCTAATAGAAGGATGAGAGCTATGAGAGTACAATGGGCAACTAATGAGAAGGCTATGATGGCCAGCAATAAGCACTTCAATGGTGCATTCAATGCTAAAGAGATGACAACAGTAGCCACAGCTATGATTAAGCGGGCTGATATGGTTGGCACTTCAGACAGATCTAATGGGAACTATGCACCAGCCCGTATCGTATGGGCTACATTCAATGGTACTAAATATGCTGTAGTAATCGATAGCAAAGACATCAAGAAAGGGATTGCAACTATCATCTCTTTCTATGACATCAATCCATCAACAGAGGCAGCTAAAGTAGCACGCTTCAACATGAAGAAAGTAGTAAGATAATGGAAAGAGTAATCACTCGCATGGGCTTCATCATGATCATTGTAGGTCTGATTGGTCTATCAAGCACAGCATTCGCACAACAAGGCACGGATCAGGAATACAATGACTTATTTGATGATGTATCTAACTACATACCTATCTACGAAGATGACTTGGGTGATAACTATTGGGGATTATACTACTATGTAGAAGAATACATGGTTCTCAATAGCACACTCAATGATAATGATTGGTGGTCTGCATTCTTACATGAAACAGTGCACGTCATTCAAGATTGTAAGAATATCACAGAAGAACTGACTATCTTCGATACTAATACGTTCCAAACAAGCATAGAAGCAAGTGATCCAGATGGATTCAGTGAAATCTCATGGTTTGCTCTTGGTTATGATGATGAATACTATGATGTAGAATTCGAAGCAGAATACATTGCTCGGTTCTCAAACATATCATACATTCAATCACTATTCGATCTACACTGCAAAGGATAAAACAATGAATAAAGAAATAACATACATAGGCTTCATAATGATTATCATGGGTCTAACAGGACTGGGAATGTCAATATGACTCGTGAATTAACACATGAATACCATGAAGAATCAGGTGAAATCTATGTCTCTTCGTGAAAGATATCAATCAATCCTTGCGCGTATGCAAGACAGAATCGATGATGCCTCATACAGATGGCATTGGAATGGATGTCAGTCTGCTCGCAAGGAATACTATCAATTAATCTTCGAAGTATGTGAAATCAAACAAGTAATAAAGGATGAAGAAGATGACAATTGAAGAATTAATCAAATATTGGAAAGATAAGAAAGGATACTAACATGTGGATCTTCACATTACTGTCAGTGTTTACAGATGGATACCCAGTAATTGGGGACACATATGCATTTGAATATCGCCATAGCTGCATTAACTATGCAATGAACGTAGCAGAACACTATGGACTTGAACCACAATATCAAAGAACAGTCACCAGAACAGGTGATCAAATCTTACAATACACTCTGATAGCAGAAGATAAAGATATCATCATCAGGTGTACAAACTCAAAGGTGTACTAATGTGTAACGATGATGCAATCTTAGCCTGTACTGCTCAAGAACTAGGAATACAAATACATGGGTCTCATGAAGGCCTAATCTATCTAGCAATCAT